AGATAGCCAACGCTGTAGTTGTGCCGGGCATAGAAATACTAGCTAACAATATGGTAGCTCTAGGTGCCGCCGTCGCTTTCATGGTAAATAAGGCTGGGGCGGGGTTGCTGGCTGGAGCACTCCAATCATCTGCGGCAGCTGCTGCAGAAACTGCCTCGGCATTTGAAAGTACGGATAAGGGTTTTAGAAAAAACATAGGAAGTATAAAGCTTCTGGACTCAAAATCAAAAGAGCTGCAGGCTCGTATAGTAGAAGGCACCGCTAGTCAAAAAGACTACGACGCTATGCTTACTAGAACCAATAAAGCAATCAAAGGCGTAGGGGGAGCATTAAAAGTACTACAAAAAACTAGCGAGAAAGACCTTACTGAGATGCTGACAGGCAAGCTGCAGGTAAATAAACAGGCAAGAAAAGAGCTTATAAAAGGAATCCATCAGCAAACTCTAGCTACTCGCCAGCAGGCTTTCGCAGATGCTTTAGGAGAGGCTCAGACCGGAAACTTAAGACAAGCCTTAAAAACCTTAAGGGCAGGCTACAAAGCTCAACAAGCGCAGCAGAAAGTTTTAGTGGCTTCCAGCAATGGTGTAGCCGCTTCTTTTTATAGAATAAATTTAGCGGCTAGAACAGCGGCCGGAGGCTTAGTAGTTTTAGGGGCGGGCTTTTTAAAAGCTCTGCCCTATATCGGTCTTATTGTAATGGCAGGGCAACTTCTTTTCTCTGGCTTTAAGAAGATAAAAGAACTTCTTACCGGCCCTGTATTTGAGCCTATGACCGTTTCCGCAGAAAAGAATGTCAAGCTCTTGGAGGAGATGGTCAAGGTAACAGAGCAGTATGTTACTACTGCGGAACGCGTGGAGTCTGCTACACGTAAAAATGCTGCAGCCTTTGCACTTATGGCAGGCTCTGCAGATTCTTTGGCTTCAGGACTCGCAAATATAGAGCAGGATAAACGGACCGCAAAACTAGAGGAGTTCAAAGAGCTACAAGAGGAGATAGCCGAACGACAGGAAAAATACGACAAAGCTGTAAAGTCTGGAGACTCTACAGTTGCGGAAGGCCAGCTAGGAAGGCTAAAGGCCGCTGAAGAAGCCCTGTCCAAGGCTAGAAAGGACTCTACCAAAGTAGAGGCCGCAACGGCTAAGAGCGCGGAAGAGTTTGCATCTGCGGCTATCGCAAATATAGATAAGCGTCTGGAGCTTATAAACAAAGAGTCTTTAGCGTACAAAGTTCAAATTAAGCAAAAAGAAATTTTAGAAAAGCTAGGCTCTAGTTCGGACGCTCAAGGACGATCAGATGCAATTCTAGCTCTTGAAAAGAACCGTCAAAACTTATTAAAAATAGGAGAGGCCGAGAAAGCTGTAGGAGATTTGGCCAGGGCTGTCGGAGCTGAAAAAACAAAAATGCTGAAAAAACAAGAATCAGCGTATACTCCTTTACTAACAGCTCTAAAGACGGAGGCAAAATCTAGAGCTACAGCAATAAGTGCTGCAAAAGCTGAGGGTGCAGAAGCCAAACACCTTACTGCATTAAAAGCTAAACTTTATGCTATTGAAGTACCTGAAAACTTGCAGGAGGCCTCTGAGCAAGAAATAAATAATTATTTAAAAGAGCAAGTGGCTCTTCGAGAGAAAACCGCCTCCTCCGTCTTGAGCAATTTAGAGGCAAGTATAAAAGAAGAGGCAGCTCAGAAAGCCCGGGTAGTGGGGCTTAAAGGGCAAGTATCTTTAGCTAAAAAGTATAACAGCGCTACGGTTGAAGGGTATACCGAGCTTCTGGGTTTAGAGAGTCAATTAAACACCGCAAAAATATCCAGCCTAGAGGCCAGCATAAAAAGCGCAGAGATCGTAGAAGGGGAGGAAGGAACTTCGGCCAACCTTCTGAAATTAAAACAAGAATTAGCGGTTGCTGAAAAAGAAAAGGCCGCAGAAGCCCAGAACAGCCTAAGAATTGCTATAAAAGCAGAAGAACTAGGATTAGAAGAATTACAAAGAGCGCATAAGTTACAGACTATGCTAGCAAGCGTAGCCTCTCAGAAAGCCGCTAATTTAGCGCTCGACAATGAGACCGCAAGCATCAATCGCGAAATCGCTAGAATTAAAGACCCTGCGGCCCAAGGCGCAAAGTCAGATGCTCAGTTCGAATACGACCAAGCCATCGCAGCAGCAGGAGCACAAAAAGAAGCGGCAATAGAAAGTAGTAGAATAGCCAATCTGACTATAGAATCTCAGTACGCCCTTCTCGAAGCTCAGATGAAGTTAGAAAAGGAAAAACTAAAGCTTGCGCAAGGCGGCTCTCTTACTGCAGAGCAAGCAGGCATTTTCTCTGGCATGGAGGGCGCTATTCAAGATGGAAAGGCAGCAGCGCAGGCAAACATACGGGCGAAAGAAGAAAATGCTATCGCAAAAGCCAATCTTACAATAGCCAAGGCTCAAGAAACTTTAGAGACTAAAAAGCTCGATACTCAGCAAGCTATAATTCAAAATGCACAGGCTTTAATCACGGCGCAGTCTCAGGCAAGCGCCTCAGGCAAAGCGGACCTAGCAATAATGAAGGAAAAGCTAGAAATACAAAGACTGCAGCTGGAGAATAGAAAGCTTACTAACTCTGAAGAAGATCAAATTACTAAAAAGGCAAATGAGCAGCTTATCGCACAAGCGAACAGCCGCATCGGGGCCGCAGAGGGTCAACAATTTGCCGCCGCGCTAGGCCCAGACTCTGCAATCGGACAAGCCTACGGAGAGTCTTCTGCCATAGCAGCAAGGCAGGCAAGCGAACCTCAAGCTTTTGAGATACGCAACGCAGCAGCAACCGCCCAGTTTGGAGAAGGTGCAGAGTTAGAAACTGAGGCCAAAGGGTCAGAGAAGATAGCAGCTCTTGCAGAACAAGCAAGCCCTTTTTTAGAGCAGATGAAGCAATTAGGTCCGGAAGGCGAGCTGACTAGTGCCATTTTAGGAGGGGCTCTTTCTATTGGAGAAAGCTTCTCCGCGGCCTTCGAGGAGATCGGTAACGGGGGTCTCACTATGGAGACAGGTGTTGCGGCGGCACAAACGGCTATTAGTGCGTTTCAATCTATGAGCGCCGCAAAAGCGAAGTCACAAGTCGCCAATATAGACAAAGAAATCGCAGCTGAGAAGAAACGAGACGGTAAATCAAAAGAAAGCCTCGCAAAGATAGCCGCGTTAGAGAAGAAGAAAGAGAGCATTAAAAAGAAGGCCTTCGAAAAAGAGAAGAAGGCAAAACTGGCAGGGGTAGTAATAAGTACGGCGGCCGCTATAGCGAAAGAGTCTGAAAAAGGTTTTCCTGCCGCCATACCTGGAATAGCGTTCGCAACAGCATTAGGGGCAGCACAGCTGGCAGCAATAAGCAGCTCTAGCTACGAAAGCGGCGGAAGCGGAGCCTCTGCAGGGGCCAGTGCACCTCCAGCAGAAGTTAGTGTAGGAAAACGTTCCAATGCAGTAGACTTGGCTACCAGTAAAGGGGCTGCAGGGGAGTTAGCTTTCCTTAGAGGCGAGTCCGGCATAGGAAATGCGAGCAACTTTAGGTCTGCTTTTACAGGTGCTCGGTACCGAGCTTCCGGAGGCTCGGTAGGCTTCATAGTAGGAGAGCAAGGGCCAGAACTATTTATGCCAGACTCGGCAGGTCAGGTAGTTTCCGCAGGAGATACAGAAGAGGCGCTAGAAAACCCAGACCTAGGAGCTAACGTTACTTTTAATATTAACGCGATAGACACCACAAATATGGAAGAGATGCTAACAGACCAGCGAGAGAATATAGTTAAGATGATAAGGGATGTTGCAAACTCCCAAGGCTCAAGCTTTTTAGAGGGCGTGGACGTAGGAAATTAAGGTATGGCAATAAGCTATGAACTACCAGACCACAGCGTAGGGTACAACCCCTTAACTATGGAAAAAACAGCAGGCTATGAAACCGCAGGCTTCAAAACTATACAGTTAAATTCTAAGCAGCCTAAGCAGACCTTTAGAAGTAGGTCGGGGCGTGTGATTACTGGGCATACTGCCGCCCATATGTGGGAGGTTAAGGCTTCTTACAACGAACTTACAAAAGACCAGTTTACTACTATTTATGCTTTTCTCATGGCTCGACAAGCAGATCGCAGGCCTTTTTATATACGCCTTCCTCAACAGTCTCAGAGCCTAAGAACAAACTACCTAACAGAGTCAGGAGTTAACGCAGGGCAAAATAAAATATCACACAGCGCTCTAGCAGAGACAGCCATCCCAGGAGACTTTTTTAATATACAAGATACTGAAAACCCAAGACACCTCAAAACTTATATGTATGTCGGCCAAGACGCCCAAACCTCGCAATTTTTAGTCTCGCCTTCGTTTCAATACTATGTTAACGCTTCCACAGCGACTATAAACTTTAGTGATGTGAAGGTACGCGTATACTTAAAAGGGTCAGATATCTCCTACTCAGTAGACCAAAACAACCTATACAAACTAAGCCTAAGCCTAGAGGAGGCCCTAATATAATGTCACGCAACCTACCAAACGAAAGCCTACTACTAGATACTCTTGTTACTGAGGAGCATATAAATATATCGCACTTAATTCGTGTGGAGCTGCCCAGCACTACTAAATATGATAAAGAGTATAGTTATTTATCAGATGCCCTATACCCCATTGAGTACGAAGGGAATATTTATCGTCCAAAATACGTAAAGTCATTAGGAGATATTACCGAAGTTACAGATGCAAAAAAGAGCACAACATCTTTAGTATTAGATGCAACAGCTATACATACCGAAGACTCTGCGATTAAAAATGTTGCTTTTACGAGCACGACGTTTACGTACGAAGGGCTTGACCTAGAAGAAGAGCTGCTTAGGTTTATTCCAGGAGATAGAGTATCTTTTTCCTCAGGCCCGAATGCAGGCCTTTCGGTTTTAGTAACCAAAATGCGGAGTCCTTTGGCAAATCGAATTGAGGTTTCTTTTGAAGTGCAGGGGTCTTTTGGGGTAACCCAAACAACTCAATCCTTTATAACTTATTCAATACCTAGACAGGAGCTAAAGGCGTTTGTAGATAGCAACTCTATAACTTCTTTTAACAAGTATATTAACAAGAAAGTTACTGTATACCGGCAGTATGCAGACCGTGATAATGCCGTTCTTTCTACTTTTGTTTTATTTGAAGGGGTAATAGCTAAAGGCACTTTTCAAGAGACGGAGACACAAACCACAATGTCGTGGACCCTTGATTCAAACTGGGCAAACTTTTCCAGTATTGTGGGCCGAAAAAGTACAGACTCGCACCATAGAGAGGCTTTAGCTGGCTACTTACTAAGAACCAATAGGATACTAAAGTCTAAAGAATATGTGAAAGACTTAGGGTTTATGCACGCAGAAGCTGCTATAAATGTATTGGCACAGTTCCTGAACCCCGTGGAAAAGTTAGAGGCAAAAAAGAAGAAGAAGTGGTACGGAAGTAAAACTAGCTATCGGTTGTTAACAGTATGGGAAGAATCAGCTGTAAAAGTAAATTTTAACTTGTCCGCTGAATATATCCCTATAGTTTACGGAGTAAATAAGGTAAAGCCTAACGTAGTTTTTGCGGATTTATTGACAGCCCCCCAAGACTTTTCAGTGCTGGCAACCGCGCAAGTTCTTTGCGAGGGCCCTATTGCAGGAATATTAGATATATATTCCGAAGATAGTTCTCATATATGTTTAGATGCAGTGGATTCCGAGACTAGAGGGCTAGGGTCTCCTTTTGTAGCCCCTGCCGACGCATATACCTGCTACAATCGGGCAGACGCTGGAGATACTTTAAGGGCTTGGAGAAGTTTAAGCCCTAAAGCTACCGGTATTGAAACGACTGTGAGTGCTGCACAAAACACTAATGCTATAACATTGAACGCAATTCCCGCAGACACTTTAATGTCGTACTCTCACTTGGACGTGCCGTACACGGTAAAACTTGTTCTTCCTACAGATACTACCTTACCTTACGTAAATTTTCAAACTACCGATACTTTTGAGCTCCCTGTGGAGGACACTGCGGTAATTCTTCAGACTCCTGAAGGCAAAATTTTAAAGAACTTTATTGCCCCAGGCACTGTGAGTGCCGCAACGATTAAGTTGTACAATCCTCTGGTACTTGGCGACCTTGGGGATTTTGTGTCTTACGCAGGAGCTCCTCAAAATTTAAAAGTAGTTTCTGCGGCCGGAGCGGGCTCAGTAACACTAAACCAATCGGTTTCCCTAAACGCAAATAGCACTATTACTATAACTAAGCCGGCAGGGGAATATTCATATGCAAGCCTAAATAGCGGTCCGAGCCACTTTGTATCTTCCAGCGGGGATCATAATAGCCCTCTCTACGACTTAGCGGGTATTTCTGATTTAAGAGCCCCCAGAGATTGGAGATCGCAAAAAGGTGCGGGACAGTTCTTCTCAGATGGAATGGGGCTTTGTATAGATACTCTAGCGGAAACTTACTTATTTAGCAACGGAGGGGAAAATCAAAAAGCCTCCCCCATTTTGTCTAGAATAGGGTCTTCGTATGTGGACGGTTCTCAGTTAAACCCCACTATCTTTCGAGGGTCTGCTGTACTTGTAGCAACTGATCAAGCTACTCAAGACTTACGAGAAAAACTAACTGCAGGATTTACTTACGTAGTTACAGCCTGTACAAATGCAGACACTACAGAAGATGATTATACCAAATCACTGATTGGAGCTACTTTTTCAGTCGCCAGCATTAAGGAAATAGCGCACGGAAGCACCCACCAAATAGTTAGGGTTGAGAAAGCCTTCTTTACCAGAAACGAGCTAAACCGAAGAAAGCCTAGACAATATAGACCTCAGAGTAATAAAAATCCAGGGGTAAAACCCCGAGAAACAGCCAAATATCAAACCTGGGAGTCCGAGTATAAGTATTACACTGCAAAAAATCTTACCCCTACGACAGGAGCGACAGATACTATTAGCACCTCTACCGATGTTCCATTACTCCTTACGCTTAGGGAGGCGGAGTCTGCGGCTTTTCTGTTTCAAGGGCCTGAAAAAACAAGAGAAGTTTCGGGGGTAGAAATTAACCAGATTAAGTTTACAGACGTACAGAAAGGGTTTAAAACCCAAGATGCTTTCTTCCAGAGCTTTCCTATAGATTACTGGGGAGAGTCCCATATCCTTAGGGACACAGCGTACATTACAAATCTAAATAAGATAACCTATGATGATAGCGAAACTGAAATCCCAGAATATGTAGTTCAAGGAAAGTACATAAACTGCTATAACTATGATAACTCATACACAGTAACAGATGCCAGGGAGATAGGCGAACTTTCTATAGGGCAAGAGGTAGTTATAGCAGGAGCAGAACAAAAAGATATTTTAGCTTTAGCAACAAAAAGACTTTCAAATACAGAAACAATACAGCTTCTAGCCGTGAAAGACACGGCCACTACGGTAGGCATTCAAGTAGGATACCTAAACCTTACGGGCACACAAACAGACCTTGACTGGCCAAACCAAGCTTTGGACGGAACAGTATATCCTCTAAGCTCTTTGTTTGTTACAGCAAATCCCAACAATGACTCGTTAGTTGCTGCGCCGAACAGGTATTCAGCAATTCCTGAGGACATACAAGATATTCACTGGGACGGTACTTTTTTATATGTGCTGGATCTTATAGGTATAGCTACCTATATTCCGCCTACAGGACTTATATCCAGTGCAGCTTTATCCGGCCTGGCTAGCTTATCAGACTCGTGGAAACTTGTGGCACACACTCGAATTTGGGGCCCGGCCGCACCAAGACAGGGCGACGGCCTGTCTTTGCTCAGCAAACCCCCAGGCACAGGCAACTGGCCTAGAATTCCTTTGTCGGGGGCTATTATTTCAGAAGGACAGGAAGTTTTTACTACCTTAACACAGACCCGAGACCCTTCGTCTGAAACCATAAGCTCAGCTACCGAAGTTTTTGTACATACAAGATGTTATTTTGACAATCAAAGTATAGCCAGGATAGCAATAGGAGATGAGGTATATCGAGGCGCAGACTACTTAGGTGTAGTTCTTTCTATCGCCAACCAAGACGACGTAGACTGGAATTTTTATTATGGAAGAGGCTGGGACTGGACCAATGTATCTGGGCAGCCCCAGTTTAATGACGCGTCGTACCCTGCACTCTCCACCTCAGAAACTAGATGGATTATAATAGAGAGCGCCAACCCTGTTCTTTTAAACGATAGCTTAACGTTTAAACAAAAACAGATAGAGGTATTTATTCCTTCCACAGGGTTTAGTGCGTGGGAGGATACGATAACCCCGTACAATCAAAGGATACCTTCAGATAACCTGTGGTCGGGATATATGTATGATAGAACGGACGCACAAATCCTAGTATACGATAAAACTTTGTTAACTAGAGTATCTACACCCACTGTTCGCCCAATATTACCCCGAACTCTTCCGGGCAATATTGGGTCTCCCTACCCTCAAACTAACCAATACTATGTTAATACTTCAGAAGATAGAAATGGGTATTCAACACTTTTTTCCTCTAATACTCTTAGCCCTGAGTTCTGGGCAGAAGGGGCATATGGAAACTGGCAATGTTTAGCTCCTTATATAGGGTTCAACTTTGGCGTTACTTATGTACCTTTTATAAACGCCCTACAACAGTTCACAGAGGTAATAGACAGCCAGACCCCTGGGCCGGACTTTACTAGTATCTTTAGAGGAGATACTTTTGAGTCTACATACCATCCCCCTACAAAGGTTATAAGCCAGGCCGAAAACCCTACTTTGCCAGACAGGGCCACAGCTTTTAGCGTTCTAAAGGATGAGGTTGCAAGCACTTGGCGCAGGAACTTTATACAAGACCATAAAAACAATTTCTACGGAAGAAATAAGATACCTACAGGGATGACTAGTGACGGTACTACGGTATGGGTTTCTGACTGGATTCTCCCTCCTAGTATTTCTTCGGGAGATAAGCTGGAGAGTCTGTGGCGGAATGATCCAGGGCATCCCATAGCGGGCGCTTCAATCCCTTGGGACCAAAATGCGTCTCAAAAGGTAAACGTGTACACGCACAATAAATTCTACGGGACGGGAAAGATATACGCATATAATGCAACAACTCTAGCTCGAGAGCCTTCTCTAGACCTAAATACGCACAGTACCTTACCAATAAAAGGGACTCTTAATATAAAAACGGTATCCAAAATAGAGAACGCACTCCCTAGAACCTTAGAGTTGAGCAATGAGCACGATAAACAGTTTGATGAGTTTCAGCATAGCAACAGTTTTCATGCCTCTAACTACTCTCAGGCATCTACATCTGTGCTTCATGTCGCAGACGTTACTGGGATAGAGGTAGGAGACACTATAACGTTCCCTGTCGCAGATACCGACAGTTATATTAGGCCTTGTCTTTTTTCTGCTTCCCATGACCCTGCTTGGACTAAGTCAGCTTTGCGCCCTGCAAATAATTTTTCCGTAGTATACACTGTACCTTATGTGGATACTCCTACAGATCAGCAGTATGATTATACTGGCTTTTCTACGATAGCAGGCAGGCCTGCCCCTGCAAGCCAGGCTGAGATAAATAGTGTAGCAGGCCCTCAAAGGTACAGGCACGCTTTTCAGCATGACTTAATCCATGTAGCTAGAGTTGCTTCGGTACATCCTGAGTCTAATACTGTGTTCGTAAATAAGTATGTAGAAATGGACCTAACACAAAATACTCAAGTAATTTTTAGTAAGGATCAATCCTATTTTAATGGTAGAGTCTACGAAGAGGCCTACCCCCCTGCGGCGTTCCCTTATCTTGCCCCTAATAGATATGAGTTTGGGGGCGCTACTTACCCTCAATATGAGCAGTTTGACTTCAACCTCCGTACAAAAGCTCCTATGCCTTACGATATACATGTACAAGGGGTTTCAGGCTCTGCGGATCAAGTAATATATGTACTTAATAAAGGAGAATCTCACGCTCGCACACTTAATGAGCAATATACCCAACGAGATGCTGTGCAGTATATAGATAAGCCTTTTAAACACGACTTATCTTACGTAACAGTTTTTGATGTTACTACAAAGAAGCCTATAGTGTAGGTATTTGTGCCGACTCAGATTATTTATATAGTTTGGAAGAGCGCGCCCCTTCTGTCATTTCTGGAGGAGCCGCGGGAGGAGTCGCTGTACGCACCTTGACGTATACACTAAATTCTTACAATATATCAGGACTAGGAAATGGTACAGACCACAGGGATTATGTGGAGCGTGTCGACCCCAGTACTAGAATATTTAGCCCCAGCCCCTTATACTATGAACATACAAACTATCAGGCTCCGGGACTTGTCGGGGCAGCTGCTGCTAATGCTTACGGCTCCTGGGTTTCTTCTTTTGATGTCCCGGCCTGGAGTACTTTGCCGGCAGCCTTAGGAACGTTTAAGCATGGTCTCGCGATAGACCCAGAAACTACCTCAACTAGAAACGTTGCTAATACCTTTAACCCTGCGGAAGGGCCTTATACCTACCCCTATTTCACAACAATAGAACAGGGAGGAGGAGTAAAGGCTCGCGTAATTAACGAGATTGGCAACAGATACAATTTGGGTATTTTAGGCTCAGACACGAAAGCTTTGTCGGCTTTTACCTTCGACCCCGCAGGTAAGCTACTTGCAGTAGGTGGGGCCGACCCTATAAGATCTCTGCCGTATAATGAAGCCTTAGATTCCTTGGACAATAAAGCCCGAATCTATGAGAAAGAGTTGTACGTGCTGGACTACGGAGTTCTCTCCTCAGGGGGCGCTAGTCAGCCTGATGCTACTGCGACTACCTCCGGCCTTTTAGGAGGTGCTATATCCGAATCCGGAGAGAGTCTTCTAATAGAGTCTGGCCCTATACCTGCAGCAACAAGCTCTAGGTATGAGAGGGAGGATTCTGCTACGATATACGTGCCTCAGACCCTGGGGGTAAATGAAATAACTATTAAGTCTATTAATTCCCTTTCTTATAGCCCAGCAAAAGGAAATGTGTTTGCTTTCTTAGGAAATAAAAAGGGGTGGGCGGGGTATAATTACCGGCCTACTAATACGGCGGCGGCCTGGGACGATATCACAACTTTGCCTACAGCACAGTATCACACGGCCTTTGAAGATATTGGAGCAGTTTCAACAAATAAGATCACAAAAATACTAAAACGAAGAAATATAGCAGGCACTATGGAGTACACCATATCTTTGGAGGCTCCTGTTGTAGGAGTTCCTGCAGATTCTTATAAAATCGAAAGTTCTACTGGACAGGTATCGGTTAGGTCCAAGTATATATACCCTAGTATTATTTCGCCCAACCAACTGGGGGCAGAAGATCCTAGAGGGCCTTTTGCTTCCTTTAGTCTTCCCCCCCCTACCTCCGCTGTATTTAGTAAGCCGGTTCTTGGGAGCGCTGAAGCTATTTCAGAAGGGCTAAATTTTACTTACCTAGGAGATATAGAATTTCAAGAGTTTTTTATGTTAAAAGTTCCTGTAGGCGAAATTGTGTTCAGTTCTGCTCAGAGCAAGTTTGATGCTGCCTGGGATTTAAAAGGTAACGCCGCAAACTTTAACGTCTCGGAACTAACTCTCACCAGTAACGGGCTCGAAACAGTTTTCAGGCTTTTGCCTTCGCCTACGTTTATAGATACGGCGCTTTACGAAAGTGGATATTCTTTTGCTTGGAGGACTGAAGATGACTTACATTATATTTTTATTACACCTACCAGATCTTTTAGCTTCAACGAAAACCCTAGCTTGGAAACCTCTTTTTATACTGAAGCTACATTTCAAGATTGCGTTTTTTCTTTTAAAGATACAGTAAAGCTTTCTCAGGCTGAAGCCTCTTTAAGTAGTAAAGAAAGAATTTCGTTTCTAAGCTCCCAAGGCACGTCTCTAGGGCAAGTAATAGAGTATGACTCTACACACAATTTTGCCATTATACAAGGAGTCTCCGCAGGGGACCTTACCTTTTTTGATGAGTTTACAAAATATAAGCTATACGACACATCATTAGAAGACTACAGAGTAAGCACTAATCCGGCCCTACAACTACTAGACTATCTTAGCAGTGGTGTATACGGAAGAGACTTAGATGTAGACAAGGACTTAAACTTAGACTCTTTTCTAGAGGCCGCTAGAGCGTGTGACGCGCCTTCGGGAGTTACTATAGTAGTCCCCGCTTTTGACACGTATAGCAATTCTGAGAACACAGCACTAGCGCCTCCTAGGGAGCTCGATAAATATCAGGTTCTAGACCCTGTGGAATCTAAAGTTATTTTTGAAGGTACAATATCTCGCGTAGATTTATTAGAGCAAGGAAACTCCTTGTACTATCAGATAGACTTTATAGAGGTAATAGGCAAGCTAGGGAAGAAGTATAACCGGTGGCAGAAGCTCGGTACTAATTATGTGTGGGATAAGGAAGGAAATCTTAGGGTTTCACAAGACCACCCAGCAGACTTTTCTTTCTACGATATGATCTCGGTAACAGGCCCCGATGCTAATAGTTCTGTAGGTACCTGGCCTATTTTACGTAAAGTTTCAGGACAAGGAGCCCCCTTCTATTATATAGATATAGGAACTCCCGCATACAGCATAAAACACACGGGAACTGCCGCTAACGGTACATTCGGTCTTAGCGTTACCCCTGCGGTGGCGGCTACTATTTCGGTAGGGGATATAACGGTTTATGAAAATGATACATATTATGTTACTGACACGTCCCTCTCGTCCCTAATAGAACTGAATAAGGTAGGGACTTCCACAGGCACTTTGGATAATTTAGCGGGCAGAGACAGCTTTCTGCCCGGAGACACTGTAACGTTTCTCAAGACGGACACAACAGCCTTAGACAGCTTAAAGCTTACAAGCGATAATAACCCTTTAGTAAAGCAGTATCGAGAGTCTGAAGGTTCTTTCGGGGATACGGGGTATAGCTTATATGACTGTGATAACGTTAAGTACTGGAGATATTTAGGTTGGGAGGACCAAGCGCAAGAATACGTTACTAGACACCAGACAAATATGTATATAGATACGTCTAAGTCCTCGTTAGAAATTACTAATGATATGCTAACACACTTTAACGGAATGCTTAGGTACTCCAATGGGCAGTACGATCTAAGTGTAAAAGCTAGAAAGTCACAGGAGTGGTTAGGAGATATTCCAGACTTGAGCAGAGAGAAAGGTGCCTCTATTCAAGTAAATACAACAAGCGTGGTTTCTACGCCTACGGTAGATTTTATAGAGGGAGCTCTACCCGGGGAGTATAAGCAAGGAGATACGGTTACATTTCCTGATGGGCAAGTAGCCTCCGTACTGTCTACAGAGTACGTTCTAGGTACCGCCCTAGGTTTGGGTACCGTTGGCAGTAGTTACACGCAGCCAAACGTATACTTTGAGCACCCTACCAGACCTGAAGTAAGTGATGGGCACGGCTTCGCGACGGTCATAGATGGAGACACCATGGCTGTTAGCAGATACGATCCCGTCAATCTGCGGGGCGGGGTCTCTATATACGTTAGAGTCAACAATCTTTGGGAACTGGAACAGGAGCTAGACGGAGTGGGACTAGGGTACGGGAAAAAGCTGGTGCTTAGAGGAGATACTCTAATAGTCAGCAGCCCTGAAGAGGCTGGAGGTCTTGTTTATATTTGGACCCGCAGTAACGATACTTGGAGCCAGGTGGCTTTCTTAAGCGAATCAAACTCTGTAGCCTTTGGCACGAGTATAGCGTGGGACGGAACCACCCTAGTTGTGGCGGATCCTTTCTTCGACACGGGGCTCAGCTTACCGTTTACCCCTGTAACAGGAAGACTTAGTGTATATACAGGAAGCGGCGCTACTTGGACTTTAGAGCAGAACATAGAAGCGCAGGCAGACTTTAATCAGGTAAGTCTAGGGCAGCTGGACGTAGCAGTAGACGGAAACAATATTGTTGCTTCGCAGCCGAGGCGGGGGGTAGGGGGCGCTATTCAATTTTTTCACAAGAATAGTACGTGGGTTGCCGGAGGTACAGAAGTTAGCCCAGACGCGGCTGCTATTGCTCCCGCCACCGGAAAACCTTTGTTTGGGCACAGCCTTGTTTTAGACGGCACAGATCTATTTGTAGGACAGCCGGGGTATCAGACAGGTCTATCTGGCGGTGCTGTGCAAGAATATGGAAAAGTTTACATTTATCAAGAAGCCTCTTTTCAGTCTTGGGGGCTTTTGAATAGTTTAACTACTCCTGCCTCGGCAAGTAAATACGGACTTTTTGGCTGGTCTCTAGCAAAGGACGGGGACAATTTATTGGTCGGTGCTCCTCACCAAGATAGCTTTTTGCTCACTTCGGGAGCCGCGTACTACTATAAGCTTGTTGCTGGTACTTGGCAAGAGATACAGGAGATTACCGAGAGTGAGGTTGCTCACGCCAACCTTGGATTCTCCGTAGCTATATCGGGAACACTTGCGGCAGTTTCCGCGCCGTCTCTTCAAGGGACATACCCCGCGCCCGTGCCATTTAATCATGATTTCATAGCCAGCTCGGTACGAGGGCATGTACGGCCTTATTTTTTCGATGGGGCGAACAACTGGGTAAATGCGTCTGGAGCCTCTGCTACCTCACCTCTTTATGAGCAGTCTTTTCAGGGCTTTGGAGGCATTCAGTGGGATCCTACAGTACAAGGCTTATTAAGGCTTTTGAGAATCACCTTCCAAAAGCCGCTATCCTGGTCAGGTACTATAGAAAATCGCACCTGCATACTCACACCCCTGCGCTCCTATAGAGACATATTAGACGAAGATATTATAGGCTCTATTAAAGTGACCGATAAAGGTGCTGGAAAACAATTCAACGCTATATCCGCAACAATTTTAGACCCTCAAGCCAAGTTTAGTGGAAGGGATATTTCCTTCTTTAACAGTCAGTATTTAGAAGAAGATAGCTATATACCAAAAGAAGGCACCTATAACCAGCCGGGAGTCACGAATTATTTTAATGCAAGAATGAACGTAAAACAAGTCCTAGACTCGTCTAGGTATAGCCTGACGGTGGAGTTTACGGGCGCCCCACACTTAATTACATTAGTCGCAGGAGAAATAATTACACTGACAAAAGATAGTTATGGGTGGAGCCGCAAAGAGTTCAGAATATCTAAATTAGTACTTGCAAAAGACGGCACTATTCGAGTAACTGCAGCGGAACACACCGACCAAACATACTGCTTAACAGCAGAAAACACAATAACTAACGATAGCTTACTATCCAGCGCGCTACCTAACACTAGTAATAGTCAGGCATTTTAAGGAGAATATATGTCAAATTATAACATAAACATAGACCAAGGGGCTACCTTCACCCTAAACCTTACGATAAAGGAGAGCGGCACACCTTTAAACCTTTCTAATTACGAGGGGGGTAGAGGGCAGCTTAGGTCTAAAAAAGAGTCCCCTTCTGCAATTGATTTAACTGTAGCTATTACAGATGCCGTTGCCGGCGCTGTACAAGTATCGCTAACTCCCACGGAAACAGCGGCTCTAACGAAAGGGCTTTACTATTACGATGTAGAGCTCTTTACGGCCGCCGATGCAGTAGTTACTCGAATCCTGAGGGGCAGAGCATCCATATCTAGGGAGATAACGCGATGAGCATAGTAGTTGAAGTTAGTACTACAACACTAGAAATATCCCCCTCCCCTAACACTATAGAGGTGGAGCTTACTCCGATAACTCAAACTGTGGAAGTTTCAGGCACAGTGTCTGTGGGGTCCACTTCTTTTGCGTCTTTGACGGGTACGCCCACAACGATCAACGGTTACGGGATTACTGATGCTTTTGATGGAGCGTTTAGCTCATTGTCGAGCAAACCCACAACGATTAACGGTTACGGGATTACTGATGCATTAACATTAGGTACTTCATCAACGACTGCATTGGCAGGCGATACTACTTTTGCCTTCTCTGATCTTACGTCTAGACCTAACTATGTTGCTGATGTTGCAGGCACGACCGATCAAATAGAGGTCGTGCATACCTCCGGAGAAGGTTCTACTCCTACTATAAGTCTTGCCCCTGTTGTAAGAGGTTTGACCGCTATATTTTCGAAGTACTTGATAGGTGCGTCGCTCCGTACTGAAAGTATCTCAGGGGCGCTCTCCAGCACTACCATTTTAAATACATATGCAAACTATAAAATAGTTGGCTCTAGCTCTAGCGGCGATGATTTAACTGCGACAGGAATTACACTCGCTCTTCCTAATACACAATACACAGATTCTAGCAGCAGCATAGATGTTTTGCCTAAGGGCACTGCGTGGACTATACAGAATGACTCGCTTTTGCCTATGGCCTTATCTAATGCCAACAATTATGAAGTTTTTATACACGATATGTATGGCTTAAGCGCCACAACGGGAGATATAACAATAGGCAGGGGGGAGGTTGTGGAGCTGATGGTAACAGCAGACAACGCTTCCAAGTTTGAGCTTACTCGCATCAATCAGTCTCATGACAGCGGTATTCTGTTTCCAAGCCGTCTAGTAAGCTATGACTTGTCAACTTATGTCTCTCGTAAGTTTGTTCTTATTTCTCCTTCGGGAGATACTGTATCAGATGCTGCAATTAGCATAGAGATTCCTGATATTTATCACGAAGCAGTTGGTAGTAACCAGCGTAAAAATGATCGAGTGGTTACTAAAGGCGCAACTTGGGTATTCTGTAATACATCTCTTCGACCCGCAACACTCAGTAACCCTTCCTCATTTACCGTAAAAATACTAGAGGGGGGCTCTTTGACTACTACAACAGGGGACATAACCTTAGCTGTAGGAGCGGCAGCTGAGTTAATCTGCACCGAGGATACAAACGGATCGCCTGAGTTTATTATCTTCGGCGGGGGGATCACATAATGCATAGTTCTGGTGTTATAGCTGCACTGACTGTGCAAGAAGCATTGTTATTCACATCAGAATCTTATAACGAAAAACCTGATCTAAGTGTCGATGAGGTGGGCTTCAACATTCGACAGATGGACGGAACTACATTAGCACCTTATGGGTCTATTGTACAAAACCTAACCTTTCAATCTAAAGATGCAACGGAACGATTTGTACATCCTAACGGCCTAGAGATCGTAGCTTTCCACACCCAAGCGTGGTCTGGTAGTATTGCCAACGGCCAATATACAATGCTTCTGTATGTAGATCGTGTCGGATCAACGTCAGCAACAGACATAAACCCAATATTTAATGCAGTTCATTTCGACTCTATTACAGTTAATCCTAATGGCCATGCACCAGTAACTTTTATAGAATCAGATTTTACAAAAACAAATGCCTCGGTTGTCGATCAAGATTCCCTAGCGGTTACAGACAGGGCGCTAAGGTACGAACTGTATGTACCGGATGGCCCTATAACTACAATAAGCCAAATGACTGCATTCAACACAGCGCTACTTGCAGGCCAAGCATCACTAACAGTAAATGGAGTAGGTTAATGCAATTACAGATCAGAATCACGCCACCCACAGAAGCCGAGTTTGGTACAATATTCGCTTCTTCAACCAATGGATTGAGAGAATATCAAAGGGTAAAGACAGGAGCTACAAACATACCTGAACTAGAAAACTATAAAGCCGCTGCTTGGGGACAGATAGAAGATATTATCAGTGGCGTAGATACAGAAAGTATCTTAACTTGTATGACTAATAATGACCCCGCAGAGCCGCTGTTGATCTTGGTGGTGTTGAACCCTAAAGACTCTGGAGGCTACAACAGCCGCCACATCTTCACCAACGAAAGTAATGGCAGTAAGGCATGGATGTATGAGCCTGATACTGCTATCGCTTATGCGGACATACAGGCCGCTCAGGGGGTAGATGTGACATACACCAAGACAAGGCTCAACACCCCTATGGGCGATTTCTTTCTTTGGGTAAAAGAAAATGTACCAGAAGCTTTTGCAGACACGAAGATAGTAGCAAGTATTGCGGGCAGCCTAGAAGTAATACACGAATATAATTCCTATAACGATACTTTGTAAAGACACAAAAAAGCCCCAATTAAGGGGCTTTTTGTTTAAGGCTCTGCAGGCACTTCAGGAGTATCCTCAGGAGTATTTAAACTCTCAATCTCCGCAGTTAGCTTATCGGAAAAAACTGCTTCCGCCGCTAAGATACGATCTGTTTTCATCTGATACTCTACCCGTTCCTCTATCATACTATTGAGCTGCATTACGTAGTACTTTGCGGCGTCTGTAGCTTCATTGAAGTTGTATGTGTTTCCGTTTAACGTAAAAGTTTCTGGTTCTTTCATAAATGTTCCTATTTAAATATATCTTGCCAGTTTCCAGTAGTTGATCCTTTACTGTACTCGGTGGCTCGGTTCTCAAAAAAGTTAGTGTGCTCTACACCGTTCAAAATGTAGTCTAGCCAAGGTAGGGGATTTTCACTTGTCTGAAAGATTCCTTTCAGTCCAAGCCCTGCTAGTCTACGATCTGCGATGAAACGAATATAGTCTTTGACCTGCTGCGGGGTCAGATCGGGTACTTCTGCCCCTTTAAAGCAAAGTTCTATAAACGCATCTTCTAGCTCTACTGTACGTTCCGCTGCACAATAGATTTCGTACTTTAAGTCATCTGTCCATAGATCTGGGTTTTCTTGGATAAAAGTACGGAATAGCTTACTCATTCCTTCTACGTGCAAAGACTCATCTCGCACACTCCACGTAACAATTTGACCCATGCCTTTCATAAGGTTGTGTCGAGAGAAGTTAAGTAAAATAGCAAAACTACTAAAAAGCTGCACCCCTTCTGTAAAACCACTATAAATAGCTAAGGTTTTTGCGATGTCGGCATCTGTAGCCATTCCAAAATCAGAAAGGTACTCATGCTTATCCATCATTGCTTTGTGATCCATAAAGCTTTTGTACTCCTCATCACCGTAACCCAAAGTTTCTAGCAGCAAAGAATACGCCTCTTGATGCACTGCTTCCATTGCGGCAAACGCAGACAACATCATACGGACTTCTGGCTGTTTAAACGTAGGAAGATAGTGTCTAGCATAGCCGCAACACACATCTACATCCGCTTGCGTAAAGAAACGAAACAACTGACTTAAAAGCTTTTTGTTTCCGTCACTTAGATTTTCTCGATAATCTTTTAGGTCATCGGCTAAGTTTACTTCTGAAGGCATCCAATGCATCTGCTGTTGTTGCTGATAAAACTCAAATGCCCACGGATAGTTAAACGGCTTGTAATATTCTCTTTCTTGTAATAAATTGCTCATAGTTACCCCTCACATGCTAGGCAGGCATTATCATCAAGAGCATCTGCGATATATTCACGCAATGCTTCGTCTGATACTACATCTGCTCTTTTGACCGCTTCCGATCGTAGATAATATAGTGTTTTTACTTTCTTTTTCCAAGCCATCATATGTATGGCATGAAGTTCTTGCTTTGATACATCCGCAGGAAAAAACAGATTAAGAGACTGGCTTTGACAAATATATTGCTGCCTGTCAGCTGCATGTTGTACTACCCACTTCTGGTCTATCTCTACAGCAGTCTTAAACACGTTTCTCGTATGCTCGTCTAAAAAGTCTAGATGCTGTACTGAACCTTTCTTAGTAACAATGCTTTTCCAAACATCGTCTGTATCCCTTCCTATTTCCTGTAGCGCGTGCTCTAAATACTCGTTTTTCAGTAGGCTAGAGCCTGACTTTGTTTTCTGAGTAAATGCATTCGCGCGATAAGGCTCTATAGAGGGCGAGGTATTTCCGCAGATAATTGACGAGCTTGCATTCGGCGCAATAGCAAGTAGATGGGCGTGCCGAATTCCGTGCCCTACACCATCTGGGCACTCGCCTCGCTCTATTGCAAGCTCCTTTGTGGCTCGAACTGCTTCCGATTCAAGGTGAGAAAACATTTTGTGGTTTGCAGAAGACGCCCACATACTTTCAAATTCAATACTATGCCGCTGAAGGTATGCGTGCCAGCCCATCGCACCCAGCCCAATACTACGCTCTCGCTCCGCGCTGTATTTAGCGCGTTCGAGCTCGTTCGGGGCGTGCTCAATGAAGTGAGTAAGCACATTGTCTAACATTCGTACTAGGTCAGGAATAAACTGCGGAACCTTAGACCAAACGTCATACTCCTCCATGTTGGTACTAGACAAGCAGCATACCGCTGTTCGGTCCTGGGCTGTCACAAGGGTAATTTCAGAGCATAAGTTAGAGTGGTGTACTTTAAGCCCTAAGTCTTTCTGACAGTCCGGCAAAGCGTCTTGGACTGTATCTTTCCAGAAGATGTACGGCTCGCCCGTTTCGACTCGGTTTTGTAAAATCTTTACCCATAGAGTTTTAGCTTGAACAGTTTTAGTAACATTCCCTGAGTTGGGGTCTATTAAATCCCACGAATCGTCAAAGCCAGGCTCTCTTGTAGCTTTTTCAATAAGCCGCATAAAATCGTCCCCAATTCCTATACCATGATGTAGATTGATAGACTTACGGTTTACGTCTCCGCCCGTAGGCTTGCGAATATCAAGAAATTCCTCTATTTCTGGGTGAGAAATATCTAAATAAGCCGCGTAACTTCCTCTACGTGTAACTCCTTGAGAAAAGGCTAACATCTGTGCGTCAACTACCTTAACGAAAGGAACTACTCCTGTGCTTTCTGAGCCGCCCGAAGTTTTAGCGCCTGCTGAGCGTATATCATTCCAGCAACCCCCAATTCCCCCGCCTACAGAACTCAGGAAGGCGTTCTCAGTGTAGTGGTCTGTAATACCTTTTCTAGAGTCATCTACATAGTTTAAAAAGCAGCTGATTGGGAGACCCCGCTTTGACCCCGCGTTGGTTAGAATAGGAGTACTAAACATAAACCATAGCTTACTAGCATAATCGTAGATTCGCTGTGCGTGAGCTTCGTCATCGGCAAACTCCATTGCAGCCCTAGCAAACGCATCCTGGGGAGAAGCCTCCCCTTCTAGCAAGTACCGATCTTCTAGTGTTTTTATACTAAATTCGGATAGATACTTATCCCTAGCATAATTCTTCTTAATTTGCATTTATCATTCTCCTTTCTATGTCCGCTACGTTTTCCGTACCGACTGCTTCTTCACAAAAACTTACTAAATCCATAAGCTGATAATTTAGCATAATTTGTTCTGCATTTTCATTTAAGTTCTTAACATATACATAACTACCGCTTAGTGGAATAGCATCATAAATATCCATTGCAGACCCAAACTGGTCTATTAAGCTCTTAGCGCGTTTAGGGCCTACTTGGTTTATTCCAGGGACGTTATCTCCCTTATCACCAGTTAAACACTTTAAAGATATAAACTCTTCTGGAGACACATCGTACTTTTCCCCCCAATTATCCCAACGAACCTCTTTTCGGGTAACATAGCTAAATCTACTAACGTTTTCTGATATTAGTAAGTCCCAATCCGCATCGCTTGATATTAGCCAAATTTTGTTTATGCCAAAAGCCTCTCGTCTACGTACAAGGTATGCAGCAATATCATCTGCTTCTACACCTTTATACTTAAACATAGCTATGCCGTACTTTTCTTCTAGATTTGCTACTGCACGCTCAAACTCGTTGAAAAAGACTTTGAAAGCCTCAGCCTCTTCAGGGGTTTGTTTAGCGCGCAGCTCATCCCTATTTCCTTTATATTCAGGGTATATAGCCTTTCTGTACTCAGAACCGCCATAATCATTTGCTAGTATGATTTTACCGCATTTGTACGAGTTAGCTAAAGAAAGCACAGTATCTGCATACTGATCTACAAACTGGGTGGCTCCACTATGCTTCCAGCGAAACGCAAGATTCAATGCGTCTACTATTAGAACGTCATTTTCGTCTCGTTCTGTCATGTTACTAAACGTTTTAGCCATTTTTTATAAACTCCGGGGTTTCTATTTTGAGCCAGTCGTCTGCTAACATTACGTAACATTCTAACCAGCGTATATACATATATTTATTTAATACTTTAGGTTCGTGCTCACAAACTACAAAGACTTTAGACCTATTATATCTAAAAAACAACAGAGGTTCTTGATCGCCTCCTTTTGCTTGTATTTTAATCTTTCTCCACCACTGGATTAAGTTGTTTGTTTTATCTTGAGTAAATATTTTGTCGGTAAGTGGAGACTCCGCATAGTTTTTTACTTCAATACAAAACCTGTTGTGGCGATTAGGGACGTATAAATCACCTTTTAGGTACTCTAGTGCGCCCGACATTGGGATTCTTTCAAACTTTAAACCTGTTACGTCTCTAAGCATATCTCGTACCATATACTCTCCACGCGCACCTTTTGCTCTACTATCTACCATTCTAAGTTACTCACATTATTGGTCTTAACGACCTCTACTTTGTCTAGCAGAGGGTGTGTCCAACCGTGCGAGACTATATAAGTGTTAAGACTTTCTTCTTTGATAAGAACTTCTATCAAGTTTTCTCTGCCTGTAACATCTAATACGTTAATCACCTCATCCAAGAAAAGAATATTGATTCTAGACTTAGATATGCTGCTCATCAGTTTACGGATAGCTAGTAAGGTAGCCGTATTAACTCTGGCCAACTCACCAGAAGAAAGTGCCAGTATTTGCACTACGTTTCCATTGTCTGTTATCTGCACATTTAACTTATCGCTTTGCACTACAAACTCTAGCGTGAAGCGTCCATCTGATAGGGCAGCAAGGTAGTGGTTGGTTAACTCCTCTAAATCTACTACTAAATTTTCTAGTTTGTAAGCAAGTAGTCCGTTGGTACTAAAAGCCTTTTTCAATACTTCTAAATTGTTGCTTAGAGACTGTACTGCTTCCATAGCTTTTTGGGCGGCCTCAAGTTTCTTTTCAAACCCTTTCTGCTGCTCAAGTATTATAGCTATTCTAGTGTTTTTCTTTTCTATTTCCTGGTTTTCTTTTTCTACCTTTGCTATTGCTTGCTTGCTTGCTTTGAATAGTGATTTAGCCGTTTCATATCTTTTCTTTACTTCTTCAGCCACTAATAAAGCCTTAGGCAAAGATTGGTCTATGCTTTTAAGAGTTTGTTCCCATCCTTGCTTAGCCGCCAGATACTCTTCAGCTTTTTTATTTTGGGCTTTTATACTCATAAGAGCTGCCTTCGTCTTGTCAAACTGAGTCTTTAATTCTTCTGTTTCTTGGATATTTACATGTAACGCAGCTTTCGTCTGTGTTAGGTCTATATCTTGCCCACAAGTGCGGCAAACGCCTTCCGCAGCTTGAAGACGGGCAGTCTCCTCCGATAAAATCTTTCTAGTATTCTTTAAGCCCCCAAAAGTTTCTGTAAGCTCGGACACGTCCTGTATTTCCGTAAACTCCTCTAGCTCTAGCACCTTCTTCTCGTTTAGTTCAAGTACGTTTAGCAGATTATTATTACTAACAATTCTTGAATTTTTCTCCGAGATATTTTTAAGTTCTGCAGCTAAGTCTCTTAGTTCGACTTCGGCTTCTTCTAAGTTGTTTTCTACTTTTTTCAGAGGTAGTATATCACTATCTTCCAAAATATTATCTTTAAGCCAAGATTCGTAGGTGTTAATTTTTGTTTGCTCTTGTACTAATGTAGTGGCAGCATTCCTAGCTTCTTCCTTAAAGATTTCAAACAATTTTGTATATTCTTCTAGGTGTAGAAGGTCTATGAGGAAGCGTTTACGGTTAGCGTCAGTAGCAGTTAAAAATTGAAGACTTGCGTTAGTGTTCTGATACACTAACTGAGAGAAGGTTTTAAAGTCTACGCCTATAATTTCTTGTATAGTTTTGTACGTATTAGTAGCTGTATGGCTAGAGATTTCTTCTCCGTTCTTCTTTAAGGATACTTTTAAAGAAGTCTTTCGGACTACTGAAACTACATACTCGTCAGAGTCTTTTGAAAACTCTAAAGAGATACTATACCCGGCATCTACATACCTATTAGGAATATCTGATTTTTTTATGCCCTTCGAGTTTTTGTTGTACAATACTTCTTCGATAATTAACGGGATCGAGCTTTTCCCGACCCCGTTAGTGCCAACAAGCTGAGTAACTAAATTTGCAGATAAGTCTAGCTCGTTATCTGCACCATAGCTAAAACAATTACTCCACGTCAATCTTTTTAAAATAATCATTAAAAACTCCTATTACGCCTGTCAGTTTATCTTCTGGCAATTCTAAAATGAAACTCAAGTACTCTACCAACTCCTCCACTAAGCTCATGTTGGGGTCTAGAATAAGGCTTGTGTCTGTGTTTCTCCTTACTACTTTTTTGTCTAGCAAATCTGAGTTCTCTACTCCTGCTAGGCTTTGCATATCGCCTTCCATCTCGTAAATGGTATGATCCCATGCTGTAGGCACCATATCTTTTGGGTCTGTTACAGTTTTTCTAAGTAGCTGAGGCAACTGAAACTCCTGCCACTCCCAAGACCAGTCAGTCTCTATCAGTAAGCACCCGGTAGTTACTTTACTTCGGTGAAAAGAAGTTGTCATTGGGCTACCTGGGTACACGATATTTTTTTGCGTATTACTATGGGAGTGTAAGTCTCCCGCAAATACTACAGGGAAGTCTTTAAACCTGTCTAGGTCTACTTCGGGCTTTACATGGGGAGGTATTTCACCCCGTACATGAGTAAATAACGGCAGAGTACTGTCTAACGCTTCGATAGACCCTTTTTTATGTAGGTCTGCATAAGGTAAGATAGTGAACCCCCTTTCGCTGTCGGTAAAAGTTTCCGTAATAACAGTAACCAAAGGGTTTACCTTATTAGTAATCTCTGCTAGGTTTGCGAAAAAAGTTTTGTTTTTTCTTGTAGCTTCATGGTTGCCGTCATAAATAATAGTTTCTATCTGTACGCCAGATATAAAGTGAAAATACAACTCTAACTCTTCCATTGAAGGCAACCTGTCAAACAGGTCGCCCCCAATAATGTGTAAATTACACACGCTTTTGTACTTTTGTACTTGCTGGAAAAAGTCAAAATACCTATTTTTAGCCCAAGAAACCGGGACGTTCTTTTGTCCCAGTTTTATGTGCCAGTCTGCGGTAAACAAAATCATATTTCGTCAAACTCTTCGTCAATGCTTTCGTCTACATTCTCAGTGCGAGCAGCCTGAAAACGCTCTAGCAACTCTTTCTGTGCGTCCGGAGTAGGTCGCGTCATGATAACGTCCATAGATTTTAATTCTTTAACTAAAGCCTGCTCTTCCTCAGTTAAGCTGCGTGTTTTGCACTTTAAAGGCTGCAGCTGATACTCTACATTGTAGGGTAAAGGACCGGTCTTTTTGCGTTGAAATACTAAATCCCAGCCCGTATCGGGGTCAGTAGGGTCGCCTAAATCTTCTGCAGCAGTAATAACTTGCTCCCACAGTTTTTTCTTCAGGTTAATTACTTTAAGCTTGCCATCGGTAGGATCAATGCATTGAGTAGCGTAAGACCAACCACACTTCAAATCGGGGTAGTAGTGACGAACCCAATCTTTTTCTAGATTGGTGAAGGCTTCTTCTTCGCGGTCAAAGCTCAAACATTCCATAGGAATATCTTTGCCGTTCTCGCCTTTAACCCAATATACGTAACGGGCTAAAATATCTCCTACAATACGAACTCTATTGTCTCCGTTTGTGTATTTGTATGAGTCTGCATTGTTTTTCTTTGCTGAGCCTTGCTGTTTATTAAATGATATTGCCATGATTGTTTTTCCTTGTTTTATCTGTGAAAAAAACTTCTTCATATTTAAAGTAGAGAATACTATTTTCTACATGAAGTAGTCTGTTATCGTTTAGTTTAGTTAAATCGACTGGGCTATGAAGCAGCTCCAGGCTAGTGGTGTTGAAAGCTATGTAATCTGCTAACTTGCGATAAGACGCTAGGGCAATATACATAGCTATCTCCTTTTGAGTATACTGATTAGCATTTTCAAAAAGATCTTTTGGATTTAACAGGAAGCTATCTCCTGAGAAATCAATATCGTAATACTTATAAATTGGGTCTTTTGTTGTTTCGGGAAGCTTTTTTTCGTATATTACCTCTTTTGTAATAAGAGTTATATCTCTAACTCTCCCACCACATTTCTTATAAATCTTCTTCCAGTTGTAAAGAATCATGTGCCAAACCTATTTCCTTTAGCGTTAATTTTAGAGAGATATTATACCAAAATTCGAAGCAATTGTCAAGAAGTATTTTTCTATGGTTCTAGGATTTCTACTTTATAGCCTTCTTGTATATAATGGCCTCGCCTTGCTTGAGCCTGTCGTTTGGCTGTAGAACCTTTTAAATTTATGTCTACTACTATAGGCTGCTTTTTTCCTTCTTTTTCTCTAATTACTCGTCCTATCAGCTGCGTAAGAAGAGACTCGTTGTTTACAGGAGTTCCTAGTATCAAGCAGCTTAGATTATCAACTGATATTCCTTCACTGAATATAGACTGTGTGCCAAATACTATGTCTTTCTCCCCTCTGCGTACGCTTTCGATTATCTCCTCTCGATTGGGAGTCTTACCTGTTATAGCGACTGCACTTTCTCCTACAAGCTCTGCACAGTTGTTCAGAAACGCTACCCTGTCTGAAACTACCAGGACTTTATGCCCTTTTGCGGAGTAAGCGGCAGCCAACATAGAGATAAGATGCACGTACTCTTCTTTTTGAGTCAGTTCGTTAATCTTTCTAGCCCAGGGCGTGTTGCTACCGTCCATGAAACGAATTTCAGTCCGTATCAGGTGCACTCTAGGAACCATATAGTTTTCTTTAGGTGGTTTGTAGACTATATTTCCAAAGTAGTCTTTGAACAGTACTTGTTTTCCGTCTTTTCGCTTCAGTGTGCCCGTAAGTCCGATCTTGTACCGAGCATGGCTAGCATCAATTATGCTGGAAAAGGTTTTACTACTAACGTGGTGCATTTCGTCTAGTATTATTGTACCGAATAGTTTAGAAACTTCGTTTTGCTTTCGGTATAAAGTTTGAACATTTGCTACTACGATAGGTCCGTCTGTTTCAAATCTTCCACTACCAATTACGGATGGTGTAATTCCAAATACTTTTTGTATTTCTTTTTCCCACTGGTTTCTAAGGCTTACGGTATGTACAATTATAAGTGTTTTTTGGCGGAGTTTTGCAGCAATCGCTAAAGCTGTAAAAGTCTTGCCCCAGGAAACCCAAGCGTTTATTATACAGCCCTCATTGATTTGGTCGTGTACTACTTGCTGGGACTCCCTGAGATCAAATCGAAACTTAGGAAAGTCCACAGGACAAGTGATGCGTTTATCAGAAACTTCATATCCCTCTGGTATGAGATCAGTTCGACCCGAAGGAATTGTAATTAACCCTGCACGAATTATTGCCATGTTGTTAATTATCTCAGGTTGAGCGTCCTGATGCCAGCTAGGGATAATATGCTTAACTTCGCTCTCGATGTGCTCTTGAGTTTCAGCGCTACAATTCATGTAGATTCGATTACTTATTACTGCTTTATTCATCATTTAAAGGAAAGACCTTCTGGATTACTTGTGCGCAGGCTTCTGCGAGTTGAATATGCTCTTTTTGAGTCCCATTACCAATTCTTAGCTCTATATAATGAATCCACGAACGTAGGGTACCGTTCACGTAAAGACGAGACAGAGTATTTCCTTCGGGCAGTACGGCGCGAGCTTGTTCTTTGGCAATTCCATTTTTAATCGCCCAGTTATATGTAAACC